GAAATTCGGTATATAACCGTTGCATCCTCTATCATACGAAGTTGATTTAGAGGCTTAATTGCTTTATGTAGATAACTCAGAACGACCGCACGGCGAGAATCCATTAAACCAGATACAACAGAAATAACAGAGTCAGTTGTAATTCTTATGCCAACAGGACCATAATTGGAAGAACTGCCAGTAACTATCTTATCGTTATAGATGTAATATTCATTAATCACATCCATAGTTTCTACACCAGTTGTTTCATCCTTGCGTTTTTTAATTTCACGAACTTTTCTCAGTTTTCTTGGATCTATATAACGCAATTCTTTAATACCTTCTTGAGGATTGCCTTTGTCAATAATAATGTGATAAAACATTCTTCCGTCAATATAATATCTACGGAAAATATCTTGTGACATATTGTTGTAATTCAACAATTTAAGTACAGTATTAAATTCTGCCTTAATTGCCTTTTTGATTTTGTCTGGTTGATTTAAATTATCCAGAACTATATCAATAGTTTTACCATCATCATCTTGGCAAATAGCTTCATTAACTATGTCATCTATTGCAGATTCAATTTCTGGCTGCATAGCCATTTCACGATATCTAGAAATTAGTTCTACCTCATTTTTTGCAGTACCATCTAGATCAACATAAGTTCCATAATAAGCAGCAGATGTAATAGTTAATGCGCCATCGTCCGCAGCCGGCGGCGCAAAAGACTGTTGAACAGCTTGCTCCAATTCTTGTTTATCACGGGATATCGTGAAACCAAAAAGTGAAAATTTATTTAAGTTAGCCATATTTTTTTAAAGTTAATTACAAAATCATAATGGGGGAAAATTCCCCCATATTCATCAAGTAGTTGTCTCTGCTTCCCACCATTGGTAAGCAAAGGTGATTGCATATTCTTCAATCGTATCATTTGAACCCCAGTCCAAATCGATTGGAGAAACATCTAATGGAAACATACCAACAAATCTGTAAGTTTTCAATTCTTCTCCAGTTTTACCGAATTGAGTTACCCGAGCGTCAACTGAATAACCATTTACATTTCTAGCCGCAGGACTACGAAGATTGCTTGAGTGTCCGTTGATTGCGTTCAACCATGTTTCCATGGAGTTACGAATCAAGAAGTCTTCATCGTTGATAACGGTAATTGTCCAATCAGGAAAACTTCTGTTACCTGCAACCTTTAGTTCACGACCAAAATAAAAAACTGGAACATTACCAACAGTAGAACCAGGTAGTTGTGCAGCTTTAGCCATAAAGGTTGTCTTCTGAGAAGCTGCAATTCCATTCTGAGCTATTGAAGGAAATGTTAATGATACAGAGAACAGATTAGGACGGGCTCCGTCCCCAATCATGTTTGCTCTAAATTCTGCTACATTGAATGCCATTGTTTTCTCCTGTTATCGTTTTATTTATTACGCTGCACCAACGATTGTGTTGAAGTCAACACCAGTTGCAACAGCAACAAAATTCAATTGAATATAGTTGATTGAACGAGCAGGCTTAATGTAGATATCACCAACAAATTGATTACCATCAATAACTTGTGGTGTGTTATTTGTGGTATCACAAACAACTTTGAAATCTACAATACCACGGCGTCCTTGTACATCACGCAAGAATGGAGTAATTAATGATACAAACTGAGCGCGAGTAAACTCATCATTCAATTCAAACAATGAGAATTGAGCAGCTTGAGAAATTGCTTTCTCCAATGTGATAAACAATCTACGCACATTAATACGATCAAATGCAGATGGTTTAGATTGTAGTGTTTTATCTCCAAACAGTACTGTTCCTTGACCAGGGAAAGATACAACTGGATTTACGCCAGCCGCATACAATGTATCACGGAAAGTTTTGCTAGGATTCCATGCCAATTTAATTGAATTTTTAATTGCACCACGGCTCAATCCAGCAGGAGAGAACCAAGGATCACGAATAGAATCTGTAAAGACACACAATCCAGCAATGTCTGCATTTAGTGGTACCCAACGATAGACATTGTTGTATTTGTCAAACTGGTATTTCCATCCAGAGTCTGCAACGACATATGAAGATGATCTACCCAAACTTGTCAACCAAGATTGAATGTTTGTGGTTTCACTTCCTGCTTGATTAACAACATCAGAATATCTAGGTGAAACAAAAGCCACGCAATCTTTACGAGAATTTGCAATGTTATCTATAACATATTGTTGTGTTGCAACAGAAGAATCACCAGTCAAGACAAGAGAAATGTCTGTTGAATCTTTATTTGAGAATAAATCAAATCCACTTTGTACATTAGCCGCAGAAGGAGAACTGTCAGCTCCTCCAGTTAATGACAATGTAATGTTTGTGGCAGGTGTTGCAAATGATGTATTGGCAGCAGTTTGATCCCAAGTTGTATTTGTAGATGCGTAATCAACAGGACTTGTTGCAAAAACAAAACTTGATTGATCAAAAATTACTTGTTTGTAGTAATTAGACTGTCCGTTTACGGCTGCATCAGAAGCTTTGGATACGAATGAGAAAGTTTCCAAAACTGATCCAGCAGATCCAGAAATTTCACCTGTGTCATCAATGACAATAATATGCATTTCGTCATTTGTACCACCAACGGAACTTGCGAAATCGGATGTTCCTGGTGCAGAAGGAAAATATGACTTGTATGTCCAAGTTGAATATGTTGCAGAATTTGCACACACTGAAACTTTAATTGCGTTTCCTAATGCACCTGGATATCTTGCAACAAATCCACCATATGTGTCTGCGTTGTTTGTGTTTAGATATGCTGCTTGGAATATATCTTCGTTTTTAATTAGAACTGCTGTATTTGCGGATGCATTCATAGCAGCTGATCCAACAGCGCGAACTAGGCTTAAATTGTTTCCGTAAGCCAAAAAGTTTGCAGCAGTAAAGAAAGACACTGCTGAGGTTGTATCTGGTTTGCCGAAAGTTTTTACCAAATTGATTTCGTTGTCGATTAACTTTATCTTATCTGCTGGACCCCATTTAAATGTTCCAACAAATGCACCGGCGGTGGTAAGAACTGAAGGAATTACGGTTGTTAGATCAACTTCAGAAACTTGTACGCCTGGAGAGATTTGAAATGCCATTTTTTTCTCCTTGAATTATTATGTGTTCTTTTGGCAGTTAGTGTACCATAAAGAATATTTATGTAAGGTAGGTTTTATAATCTTTCTGTCATCTTCTTGATAAAACCTGAGTAAACATCTCCTCCGTTTGCAACTTCCCATATATCTCCGCCAGTTATTTCAAAATCATGTTGCAAACCGTCATCCATAATTGGAGCAGGAAGAACATCTTCTTCAATTTGATTCATTTTTTCCAATTGTATTTGCTTGCGTATGTCGTGGTTGACGATTTCTTTAAAGTATTGTTGTGTAGAAACCCACGCAAACATAACCAAACACATTACAAGATCATCATTCGCACCTTCTGCGGCTTTGAATGAATTTTTTTGTTGTTCAAATGTTGTCAATTCAGAGTAAGTATCGAAATCGCATATTTCTAATTTGTCACCTTCAATTAATGTTTTCAGGTTTGAACAACCAATAGCTTTAACTTGAGGTGACATTTTCAAACCCATCTGTACACCACGAGCAAAACCAGCACTTAATTGTTGTGGTTTTTTATTGCCTGTATAAATTTTCCACAAGTTTTCGTATTCGAAATCTGCATGTAAAGAGTCTGCAACCTGTGGATTATTATTAATTTCTACCAAAACATACGCATCATTGTACATTCTTGCCGCATTATAGATGACAGTTGGAAATAATATAGGAGTTATCGATGAACTTGCGTATGAAGCGACCTGTTTATATGGAGTTTGAGAAATATCTATGACTTGAAATGCAGAACTGTCTAGGTTTTTACCTTCAGATACATCGACACATATACAATACAGATGATCCGACTTTGCACCATCAGATTCCTTAACTGGCATTTCATATATTTTGAGTAATTCATGTGTTGCCATTGGATCACGATAGACCAATGACTGTAATTTATAACCAGAGATCAGAGTATTTGATGAACCCAAGAATTCTGTTTCAAATTCTTGCCTGAATTGTCGTTCGGATGTATTTCTAATTGTTTCTTCTTTCCAGGCTTCATCGCGTCCTGGCACCATAGACCAATGTATCTCAAATGTTTTGTAATTGTTTTTCTTATTGATTGCATCCATCCATAATTTGTAAAATAGATTCATGCCATTTGGAGTGGAAACAATAATAATTTTGGTTGTTTTACCTGAAGAAATTACGGGGTAAACAGAGTTGAAGAATTCCTCAGCAATGTTGTTTGGCACGAATGCGAATTCGTCCAAGAATACACAGTTAAAAGCACCACCACGAATTGCAGAACTGGATGTTGAGGCAGCAATAATTTTAGATCCGTTTTCCAGTTCGACATTACCTTTGTTCCAAACCATTACGCCTTGTTGCAAAAACATGGGTAAATTTTCATAAGCTAACTGATATTTTGAAAGAATATCTCTGGCTAGAGAACCTTTGTTAGCCAGAACTGCAACATTTTGTGTATCTGAAAACAATGTTAAC